TATATAATTTCTATATATAAATATAGATAATATATAAAAGTAATAAATATCAGTATAAGTTCAATACTGGTACTAGTATTGAATTTTGACTTAGGCTTTGAAAGAGGTTGGAAGAGATCAAAAGAAGATTAATCTTAATTAAAAAAAGATTAAAATAAATTTATTTTAATTTTACACATACATATACTGAAATATCTCTACCTTTTTACGATTCTTTTCTAAAGTAACAACACATTCTCCCTTAGTTCTATCTCCTTCTGATCGATTAAAATAGAAAATAGTTTCTCCTTCTGAAGAAGAAATAATAAATGAATCTTTCTCAACCGGAATAAGTTTAAAAATTTCATCCAACCCTCCATAAATTTTTTGACACATTTTCTTCATATCCTTTTCAGACGAAGTATGACGAAATTCTTTCAAAATAGGAGGGACATCTCCAGTATGAATTCTCTTTAGTAATGAAAATACTTCTTTTTGTTTTCCATCCTCAGTTGAAAAATACCAACCATTGGTTCCATTCCAAACACCATCTATTTCATCCAAGTATCTACCAAAAGCAGTATTGAATTTATCCCCGCCACATAAAAGTATTCTATCATCCAGTTGAGTATAAATAATTACACGATGTTGATCAACCCCATCAATTTTTATATTATAAGTATGATCCCAATGAACTGTTGTCATATCTGTTTTCATTGATATTATCTTAAACAATTAATTAAATTCTTGTATTTAAAATGGAAATAACTGATGTCTGTAAAAAACAAATTGTACCCCCAAAAACTGATTTAAAGAAATTAAGTATTGTAACTGATTTTGGAAAATCTCTTTATAAATATCCTCAACCAAGACCTCACCAAAATTTCGAAGTATTTTATGGAAATAATAATAAGAACATGATTAAAGAAATCGGAAGAGGTGGAAATGGAATAATATATATGGTCAGTTGGAATAAGGATAAAATTATTTTAAAATATCCTATCTCTGAACCCGATTATGAACCTGATCGCGTTGTTGATGTTTTAAAAGGATATCACCATCATATTATTCCATATAAATTAATCCATGATCAATATGGTAATCCGTTTATGGTTATGCAACAGGCGAATGGAGATGTGTTTGATTTACTTCGTTATGATCTCGCTTCTGATTTTAGAAATAAAATGGTTAGTTATTATGCTAGAGCAATTAGACAATTATGGAGAAAGAGGATTGTTTTTACAGATATGAAACCTGAAAATTTATTATATCAATGTGATATACATCCAGAAAACGGAGGTTTAACTTTATATTTTGGAGATATCGGGGCTTTTTCCAATGAAGGCGAAAAAGAATATGATTATGAAGTAGAACCTCCTGAATCAAAAGGAGTAATTGATAAAAATTTTTGTCTTTTTACTCTCGGTTTGATGGTAATCGGAATATATAGTTTTCGTTATGAGAGAGTGAAACCTGGAGATAGTAAGAATTTTGTAACTAAATTTTATAATCCTCTGAAGGAACAGATATTATCTAAGATTAAAAACAAGGATATTCAGAAAATAACTCTTCGTCTCCTTTCTCCGAACAGAGAGGATCGGGATAATTTGTCGGTTAATGAAGCAGTGAGTTATCTAGAATAATTATTTTTCCTTAATAAATTTAAGGAAAAAAGAATGGTCGAACCAATTCATCCAATGGAATTAAGAGAGAAAGGAGAAAGGAGAAAACGTTTGATTATAGAAAGTGATGATGAAGATGATAACTTCATTGATCGTTTAGAAATGAAATATAGACTTAGAGAATTGGAGAGGGAAAGGAAAAAGGAATTGGGGGAATTTATTTCTGATGACGAATCTATAGATTTGAAACATCTTGGAGAAGACGAAGAAGATGACGAATCTGAAGAAGATGAAGAAGTTATTTATTCTTCAATTATTTCCAACTTTCCAATGGATCAAGAAAGTAAATCAAGACTCTTAACCTTAGTTTCAGATTATCATAAAGGAGATATGGATGGTTCTGATAGATATAAAATTAAAAAATATTTAGATGGAATTATTAAAGTTCCATTTGGAAAATATCATTCTGAACAAATATCTCGAGATGATACCTTTGATAAAAAAAGGAATTTTTTAGAGAAAATCAGACTTAATATGAACAAATTTATATTTGGTCAGCAACATGCCAAGAATACGATTATTGAAATTATTTCTAAAAAAATTAATAATCCTACTGGTCTTGGAAATATCATCGCTTTATCGGGGCCTCCTGGGGTTGGAAAAACATCCTTGATTAGAGATGGTCTATCAAAGGCGTATGGGGCTCCCTTTAATTTTGTGTCTCTCGGAGGAATGGGAAAAGGAAGTGGGAGTTTGAGAGGAAGTGATTTCAGCTTTATTGGTTCTGGGTGGGGTAGAATAGTCGATATTTTAATGAGAAGTGGTTGTATGGATCCAATTATTTTCTTTGACGAACTGGATAAAATCTCAATGAGCGAGGATGGAACAGATATTATTTCTTGTCTTATTCATCTGACTGATCCTAGTCAAAATAAAGAATGGGAAGATGGATATTATACTGGAATTCCATTCGATTTATCCAGAACCACTGTTATTTTCTCAATGAATGACGAGGATATGATCCCAGATGTTCTTAAGGATCGAATTACAATTATAAGATTGAAAGGTTTCGATGAAAATCAAAAACTTGAGATTTCAACAAAATATTCTCTTCCTAAACTTTTTAGAGATGTTGGTTTTGAATCAACCGATATTATAATCCCAACCGATACTATCAAAATGTTGATTAAAAGATATTGTCATGAGGATGGGGTCAGGAAATTGGAAAAATGTCTTAGAATGTTGATAATGAAGTTTAATTATTTTAATATGATTGAACTTGGAGATGACAGATATAAGGAATTTTTGCCGTACAAAATAGATCCTTACGAGGCTAGAATAATTTTAGATCAAGTATTTCAACCAGGGAATTCTTAAAAGTATATATAATTAAAATGAAATTAACCGAGATTCCAGATGATATATGGAGTTATATTTTTAGGAAAAATTTTTTAGGTATTGAAGATTTAAAAACTTTATCTGAAGTCTGTACTCATTTATATAAAATTGCTCATCAGATTCAAACTTTTAAATATTTTACACATAACCCATTTGATCCTCCTTCAGAAATGATATTATCTCCATTTAAAAAAGTATGTGTTAAAGCTTGGAATAATGTAGCTTCTATGAGATATATTCCAACACCTGATATGATCAAACCTGATTTTCATTATATTTTTCATACTTGGAGTGATTGTCCAAATGTCTATTTTCATTTATTTTCTACAAAATGGACTAATTTTGAAAATATAATTGAAAAATTAAATGATCGAATTTATTGTTATCATTGTCCTGGTGAACTAATTCCAAATAATATTAGTATTCCTTATTTTTCTTTTTCTGGAAAAATATCAAAAAACTTTAATGTTGGAAAAAAAGTTAAAATTATAAGTATTGGTTTTTCCAATATCAGAGATTTAACTATGTTTAAAAATTTAAAAGAATTAATTATTAAATTTTCAAATGATATAGATCTTTGTACTTTGAAAGGTTCGAAATTAGACAAGATTGATATTTCAGATTGTGATATTACTTCTATTAATGGAATAGAAGGAATTAAAAATGTGATTATTAGTGGTAGGAATAGAGTAACAGATATGAGTCCTGTATCAAGAACTCCTTTTTTAACTCTTCATAATAGTTATATACATGATTTAGATTTTATCAAAGAAGTAGTAAATTTAGATATTTCCGAAAGTGTTAATATAACGGATGTTTTCCATCTCTTGGATGTAAGAACTTTAAAAAGAGTTACTGCTTGGAGATGTCGTTGGATGGTTGGTTTTTCAGAATTAAGAGAGAAGGGAGTCGAAGTAATCAGATGAAATTTAATGTTATTTGTATATAAAATAACATTTTATATATTATGTATGGTGTAGCAATATTTATGTTTTTATTGTTAGTTATTATTTTCACACTCCTAGGAACACTAGTATATGGTAAAAATAATGCTCCTCATCAATGGGTAGCTGTTGGAACTGGAGATGTAGCCCTAGCTATTTCAAGCGATGGGAAGAATTGGGATGGGATAGAGGGTGTTTTCGGAGAAACAACAGTTGGAACTGGAAATGATGTGTTTAGAATCCCAGATGGACGATGGGTAGTTGTAGGAGATGATGAGACAGATAATAATATTTGGTGGAGTGATAATGGAGAAGATTGGAGTTCAGCATCCGGTCCTTACGGTTCTGGTTATATTAATAGTGTTTCAAATTGGTCAGGAATCTGGGTGATTACTGGTAAAGATGAAAATAACGAAGGGACTATCTGGTGGAGTTATGACGCTGAAGAATGGACTGAAGTAGAAATTGTGGCCTTTGAACAGGAAGGTAAAATAGTAATAAATATAGGAGGAACTTGGTTGGCGGGAGGAACCATGAATGGGAGTAATGGAGAAATAATTCTTAGAAGTGAAGATGGAATAGTCTGGGATTTAATAGATTTTCCAGAAACTGAGGATGATTCCTATATAAATATTTTTTACCAACACATAGCAGGGGGTATTGTTTTAGCTGGAGGTAATGATATTTGGTATAGTATGGATAAAGGTTTGACATGGAACGATACATCTGGAAATGGATTAACAAATATAGAAAAAATATTATTCCTCAACAAGCGATATTATGCATTCGGTGATAATGGGAGTACTAAATTAATATTCTCTTCTTGTGACGGAATTAATTGGACGGAGGAAAATATACCAACTTCGATCACATCTAGTTCTCAGATAAATAGTGTTAAAATAATTAATGAAGATTTTTATGCAGTTGGTCAAATTAATGGAGATGGAGGATATTTAGTCGGAACTCCTTCTGATGATATTATTGCTTGGTCTAGAGGAACTGATGAAAATTTTTCATCAGTTGATACTTTTAAAAGTATCGATAAACAAAGAAATGGGTCTTATGTATTAGGCGGATCTGACAGTGATATATCTTTAATTTATTCTGATTCTGGAAATAGTGATAGCTGGATACCAGTTGAGGATAACCCGTTTGGAGATCAATCTTCGGTGTTAAAAGTATTATATAGTTAAATATAAATATAATTATAAATAATAGTTATGAAAATTTGTCTCAATATGATTGTTAAAAATGAGGAGAAAATAATCGAAAGATGTCTTAAATCAGTTATTCCTTTTATAGATTTCTTCGTTATTATGGACACTGGAAGTAAAGATAATACTGTTAAAATAATTAAAAAAATATTTTCAAAAACTACGATTAAAGGTATTATTTGTAAAGGGGAATTCAGGAATTTCTCATATGTTAGAAATTTATCCCTATCAGTTGCTTACGGAAAAAGTGAATGTGATTATATTTTATTTTTAGACGCTGATCATATACTCCATATTTCAACTCCGTCAAATCTTAATTTAGATAAATCTATAGGATCATATTACATCACTCAATGTGATGGAAAATTAGAATATAAAAATACTAGATTGATTAAGAATAATAGAAATTATTATTATAAGGGATATACTCATGAAGTTTTACTTTCGTTTGAAAAAGATCTCAAAATTACTCTTCCAAAAAAAGATATTTATATCGAAGATATTGGAGATGGAGGTTCTAAAAATGATAAAAGTGAACGAGATGAAAGATTACTTATCCAAGAAATTAAAGAAGATCCAAATTATTCTCGACCATATTTCTATCTAGCTAATACCTATTTCGGAAAAAAAGATTTTGAATCTGCTGAAAAATATTATCGAAAACGTATATCTTTTGGAGGTTGGAAAGAGGAATTATGGTATTGTTATTATCATTTAGCGTTAATCAAAGTTTTACAAAAAAATGCTCCAGAAGCTATTTATTTCTTACTAAGTGCCATTGAAACAAATTATAAAAGATTAGAAGCATATTTTCATCTTTTGAATATCTTTAAGGACTTAAAGATGGATAATAATTTTGATATCTATCTTGAGAGATCTAAGAATATTTACGATTCAAAATTTCCGACTCAAGATTTTTTATTTTACGAAAAAGAAATTTGTGAAGTTGAGTTTAATATATTTACAAAAAAGAATCAGATGTAATCAGTATAATTTCCAGTCGTTGAGACTCCAGTCTCAACGACTGGAGCGGGGAATAACAATCGAGATTGTCAACTTCAGATAAATCATCGATTATCTTATAGATATTCCCTGGTTTAATTGTAATTATAATCTGTGACAAGATGTTATATTAGAAAATAGTTCTAACTATTGTTTGGCTCAGTGGGGTCTTCAAAGACCCCTCTAAGACTTGGCTCAGTGGGGTCTTTGAAGACCCCTCTAAGACTTGGGTAAAATTATATTCTAATATATTCTAGTTGGTCTACAATCATTTAAACTAGTTTAATATAAATATATTTATATTTATATTTCTTCTTCTCTACTTCTCTTCTTCTCTACTTCTCTTCTTCTCTACATACTCACAAATAATAAATTTTTCTTAATAAACAATGATTTCAATATTTCACAAAGTTTATATTTTCTAACTTTTTCATCCAAACTATTTTTATATTCTCCTTCATCATCTAAATATCTAACCAACGGTTTTAAATTATCTACTACACCAGAAGTACAAGTTAAACCTTTATTTCTAGTATTAGTATTATCGACAATACGGAAAAAGTTTCGTTCTCTTGTTACAATATCTTTTTCAGTTTCACCTCCTCTCATAATATAAGATCCATAATATTTAGCTTCTCTAAATCTTTTCATAATTTGATCATATTTTCGATCGAATAAATAATTATAAACAAAATTTTCAGCAGTATCAGCATCTCTAAATTTATCTCCCTTATCTAAAACTCTAATTTTTCTATCTCTTCCTTCGAGAATAGAAGTAATTCCAAAACCAGTTTTTTCGGATGGTCGATAAAAATGGAGATAAATCTTTTTTCCTCCATCGGAAGGAGATAAAAGATCGCTATCTCCATCTTCCTCATACTCAGGGTCAATCCCATCTAAATTAATATATTTTAAACCAGCTACTGATTCATCTCCTCTAGATCTCCCTTGAATACTTCTACTACTTCCTTTTAAAGCGTCTCTAGCGATTTGAAGATAATTGTGAGGAATTTTAGTTTCTAAAGTATAATTATCCAAGAGAGATAAGATTAGTTCAAAAATAATTTCATCCCCATCTCTTAATCTGATAAGAGAATCTTCTAAAAGATCTTGGAAAAGTTGGTAATTTTGTGTATTGATATAATAACTAATTACTTGTTCTTTAGTTTCAAGACCTTCTACTTCTTTATAAATATCTGTAACTCGTTCATCTTTTTCTTTCAAACTACGATAAGAAAAATCGAAATAAATATTTCTTTCAGTCGAAACTCTTTCTGAAGTATGGAAATTAAATCTTTTTAAGTGAAGTATATTGCCACTGATAGCTAAAACATAATCAATAATATTTCTACTGTCGCTAATAATTTCTTTACTTTCAATCATATCTTGAATAGCCCCATAAAAAGTATAATCGTTAGAAATGATTTTCTTATCAATTAATTGTTTTTTGAACTCTTCAATATTAATTACTCCTTTATTTCTAAAAATATTTTTAATTTCTTTCTTAACTTCTCTAATAACTTCTTCAGAATATAATATATTATATGTGGTGTAAATAATATCATGTTCGTTGGGACCTTGGTTAAGAGCTAAACCTTTTCTAGTTGGTTTTGGAAGATCCACCCTCCCAGAAGGTGGATCTTCGGCGCCCCAAATCTTATAATATTTTGACGTATAATCAGCCTGAGGAGATCCATCTATGTCAGACGGAAGAACATTTCTTGTATAATTTAGATAAGCATCAATAGCTGTTTGTTTCATTTTTCGAAACATTAATTTATCCTTAATATCTTTTTCTTCAGCTCTGATATAATTTTTAATATCAATAGGAGCAGATTCATAATTTATATTTTGTTCATCAAAATCGGGAGGAACTGAAACCAGACGATATGTTCTTACTCTAATCTTTTCCCCTTCTCGAAGAAACATATTCTTATGCGAAACAGCTCTTTTATATCTGTTTTCGGCTTGATGCATTCCAGCTTGATGCCAAAGACCGTTCATCATCCATCCTCTAACAACGTCATTTAAAGAAACAGAATCTCTAACCACACTTGAACCAATGATGATCTGAATATATTCCCCATCTATATTATCTGAAGAATTAAACGCATTAATAATAGATTGAATATCTGGAGTCTCAGCAGTTAGAATAGCAAATCTCTTTTTCTTTTTAATTCCTATAATTCGATCATTTTTCACATCATGAATATTTCCAACATTTTTTAATTCTTCAAAACCAAATATTTTAAGTAATAAACCCAATAAGTTAGCACCTGCTCCTGATACATATTGGATATAACAAAAACTTTTTCCAGGTGAAGAAGGAGAGGAGGTAGCAAATTCCAATTCTGTCGAAATAAATTTATGAAATTTACAGCTCATCATCTTAAGATTGTCAAGAGATTCTTGTAATTTTTTCTTATTAAAGTAAGTTTCTAAACTCTTTTTCTCGATTGATTTTCCACCCTTCCAGGTTCTAATTATTTTATTTCCATCTTGATCAATATAATTACCTGGATTAAAAATTAAATTCTTTTTATCGTCAATGGAGAGGTAAGTTTTCTCAGCTTCACCTCCAGTAGATCCATCTGGGAAAACAAATAATGAGGCTTGGATAGAATAATAATCAAAATTTTTTCTAATTTTAGAATATTTCTGATATGTTTTATTTTGATGTTTACTCATCTCTAACATTACAAACTTTACAAATGACGGAATTTTAAGAATCTTAGTTTTTCCTTCACGATGAGGAGGAGATTCTACTACTTTAATTTTATTATTTATTATCTCCTTGATAACTGGTTTAATTTCGGGAGAATTACCTTTAGAATCAGAAGCGACTTCGATAGTATGAATAAAATTTTCCAAGTTAGTTCCCATATCAACTGGGATAATATATTTGTTATCAAAACGAATAAAAGTAAATAAACCTCTAAAATAAGGTTCTAGTTGATCCAATGTAACCTTGTCATAATTAATATATTCTGGAAGTTGACGATCAGCGGGAAGAAGTAAATTAATCAAGGGAACAAAATCAGAAGTGGAATTAAACATTGGTGTAGCAGTGGCAATAATAACTTTAATTCTCTTAGCGGTGTGAAAAATTTTCCAAAAATAATTATAAACTTCTTCTTTTTCTTTAATACTTGTATCATCACCAACACTAACAGCACCGGTATTTCTAAACCAATGAGCTTCATCTAAGAAAAAAATAGAATCAGAATAATATTGCTCAATTTGTTCGGATGAATAATTTTCTTTTGCAAATATTTTATAACTTTCTATTGAATACCACTCGTTAATTAAACGATTAATATTATTTTTAACAGAACGTTGACCTCCTTCTACTCCCATAGCTTTGATTACCTTTTCATTTACATATTCACCTGGATCAGATAGAGTTTTTACCTGTTCTTTAAATGAATCTTTTGTGGAGCTACCTGATTGAATCACAAATATTTTTTTAATACCGTAGTTATTCTTCTTATAAAATTCGGCTAGATTAATAATTCCACCACTCTTACCAGTACCAGTGGCTTGAATATTAAAAACTCTATCATATTGCATTGCATAACGAAGGAGAAATTCTTGATGATTAAAAAAACGACCCCTTTTCTCCTTATCTCCATCTGAGGTTGAGACTAATTCATAAAACTCTTTCCGTTCAGCTACTTTCCATTGGATATCTTCATCATATTGAGATGGATAATCTTCTATAAATTCGTGAATTTGGAAATCCTTGGACATATCAATCTTTTAACTTAGTAAAAGATGTCATCTAACATAAATCAAAAAAAAATAAGTGATAAAATTATAGATGACCCTCTAGAAGTAGCTAATCATTTTCAGCATTATTCGTTATCTATTATGGCTATTTTATTGGTTTTAATGTTATTAATTGGAGCAACTTTATTTTTTATGTATGATTTTTCTAATAAATTCTATAAGATAGTTAGTAGCGGTCAAGATAAGTTATGTAATTTTTATACGTGTTCTGGTCCCGGAGATTGCGATCATTATCCTAAATTGCTTCTTCCTGACGGTTCTCAGGTTTGTATCCCAGCATAAATATTTCTATATTTAAAATGGAATCTCCTGTTTTGTTTGGAATAGTCTTAATATTTCTATTTACATTAATTCTTTGTGGAAGCTCCCTGGGTACTTTATATTGGAAATATTTAGCTAAAGTAGCTTCCACACAACAAATCGCTTGCCCTCTTAATAAGTTCTGCCCAGCTGGAACAGATAGTCAAGGTTATTCGGCAGGGGTTCAGGTAATTCTTCCAACTGATTATGATGATTTAACTGATAATGAATATTTAACCTTCCCATATTATGATAGTTTTAACCCAACTCTTTTAACCTTAACCGTTGGTTTCGATACGTCAACCACACCTATTCCTGGAACTGCAACTAGTTATCTAGGTATTACTGGGGTAGGGTACAGCGAATATGACAATCTACTTACTCCAAATATCACAGTTTATGTTAGCGGATTGAGCGGTTACTCAAATGTAAGCCCTATTTTATCAGCTATTTTTCAAGAAGCATTAACTCAATCCACATCTCCCACAAAAAAGAAAGCCTTTATTGAGGTAAATACTGGTCAACGAGGAGGAAATAATTTTTTTAGTTATCAAATTAAAGTTAATACTTTTACTGAGAGTATTGGGGCATTAACTGTAACTAGCAGTGTTAGTTCAAGTAGTATTTTATCTGGAACCAACACACTTACATTTGCTCAAGCACCAATGATTAACCCTGAACATTTGGTAGATGTATATCAAGATATGAATGTAAGAAATGTTCTACAAATAGCTCCATCTCTCGACGGAACTGGTCCTAATCAATGTGTGGAACCCAGTTTCAACGCAGAACCATGCGCGAATAAAGTATACAGTACCGAATACGGTGTTTGGTTAGATCCTAATTGGGATCCTACATCTGCTTCTTCTCCTCCCACCATAACTGATAACTGGGATGATTTTGATGACAGTACACCAGCTCCTTCTGTTTATTTTTGCGCTCCTAATCTGGATAAAACCATTGCTAATAGTAGTAGTTCCGGTGGTGTTGCTGGAGGAAATGGAACGGCTGGTTTAGGTGGTTACCAACAAGTTCAGACTGCTCCTAATGTTACTAATGCTATTAGTGCTGACGGTACTTTTGCAGGAAACTATGTTAATCCACAGGATAGTTCTACACTCAATAAGACTAATTTTTACAATCAAGGATTGGTTTTTTGTGGTGGCGCAACACCATCTCTTACTAATACTACTGATAAAAACACAGGTTTAACCAGTGGCACTGATCCAAATCCTTTACAACCATATTCTTCTAAATATCCAAACCCTGATACTGGTCCAAATTATACTAATTTGGGATGGTCTAGTTAAACATTTATATATATATATAAATATATAAATAGGGTTGGTAATTTACAACCAACAAAAGGAAAAATCTTTCTCCTCCATCAATTCTCCTCCATCTCCACTGTCTCCTCCATCTCCATTATCTTGGTAGAAATCTTTGATAGTTTCCAGAGCTGAACAAGAATGATGTCTGGCCAATTCTCTCGTGATATCTCTCTGAGAAACTTGACGAGCCGTCGTATCTGATATGTTCTAAAGAACATATCAGATGGCCTGATAAAGTTGAGAAAATTGTTCTCTCAATTGATCAGATGAATCTGGAAAGACATGATGGAAAAGAGACTTTCTCCAATCACAATCAGCATATCCCATATAGTATGGAGTAAAACGAGATTTGATATCCGCATCCAATTCAGTGTTATTACAACACATGAAATAGAGACACTCTTTCGGTAAGTTGACTGTTCCGTCCATGACTGTTTTGATAACTGATTTCATTGATTTTCCTGATCTTCTTCTTCCTCTTTGAGGTACATAGATCTCAGGTTCATCGTTATCTATATCATCGAATAAAACAATACTTCCTGGTTGTAAAGTTTCCATCATTTTTCCAAAAATATCCTCTCGGAGATCATTCTGAGCAATCACAAACAAATTCATCTTATAAGTGACAGCAATCAGTTTGACTAGACTTGTTTTGAAAGTTCCATGAGGACCCCAAAGTAAAAAACACCCATTGTTGCATTGGGAAATGAAGGGGTTATTCTTCTTTTCCCAATTTTCAACGCATCGTTTGGTCTCATCAAGTACTCTATTTCCATCCAAATAGGTTTTGAGATGAATTTGTTCCGACCTTTTCCAGGTTTCCATAGTTGAACATTGATACTTGATCAATTTTTCCGGCTTTATGGCCACATCATTAATCAGGTTTATCAATCTTGAACGACCAGGTCGAATTCCAATAATTGTCAACTCGCCAGTAGCCCAACCTGATGTATAATTGGCGTACCAACTAATCCAGAAAAAACAACCTCCATCTTGAAGAACAAAAGTATGATTCTTAATATCAGTTGTTTTTTCTCCTGGAGTATTTTGAGAAATTCTAGCTTTCCATCCTTGAAAAAAAGTTTGGTTGTTGAGAATATGCTGGTAAAGCCTGGAAACAACTACCGGTTCGGCTGAATCTGTTCTGTCCTCATCGACAGAGAGTTGAAAGAAAATGATTGAGACCAAATAATCCATAAGTTTTTGCCCCAGACTAATAGCGATACTAGCAAACGCTGTAACCATTGACCCAAGGAAAAACATCATCTGAGTATTCTCGGAAGGGGTGGTCTGTGTGGCATTCATGATGGTGATTATTCAATTTCGGGTATCTAGATGACAGTCTATAATTTTGTTTTATGTAAATAAAATAACGCACTGCTACTCCCATTAAGTACAGCCATTTTATATAATTCAGTTCCCTTATTTTTATTTTTCTTTACACCTATTCCAGCCATATATAGTCTTGCTAATTCATTCATACAATTTGTTTGTCCTTTTTCGATCCCAGTTTTAAAAATTTTAATGGCCGTTGGAATATCCTTGACACATCCTTTTCCATCCATATATAATGTTCCAAGCAAGTAATATCCTCGATTACATCCTTTCATAATAGAACTAACTAGTAAAGAATATGCTTGATATGTAGGTTCATCTTTATTACTTAAAATTAGACCAGCTAAATATACTTTGATATTTTCAATATTTCTTCCTTGACTATTATAAACTATATCTTTTAATTTTCTAATTCTAATTGATACATCTCGTTCATATTTTTCATTACAAGTTGGACATTTTGCAACGGTCAATCTTTTAAAACAAAATTGACACACCATATTTCCACATGTTTCACACACCATAGAACCTTCTCCATTATCAGGATTAGCGATACAAACTGGACATTTATTTTCTATTCTTTCTTCTCTTTCTAAAACAGAAACAGTTCTATATTTTTCGGCTAGTGTATAGAATAAATCTGCCATAAAAGAAGATTTTTTAATCCCAATTCCCTTGGCATAATAAACTCCAACTCTGGAAATATCAAGATTATCTCGATTATTATATACTTCATCTATAAAAGATTCCCATGCTTTATAATAACTACAATTTCTTGAGAATCTTGATGAGAAATTATTTTTGAGTAGTTGACGATAAATCTCGGAACAAAGTGTTTTCCTTAAAAAATATAAATAGTAGAATATATTTTCAACAGGTGTTAAATTAAAATGAGGTCTAGTACATTTTGGATTAATACATTTTTTCAGTGAAGAATCTGGTTTTGGAGTTCCATCAAATTTATGACAAAGTTCGCATGTGTCCATTTTAATTTTCCTTTAAACATTTAAAATTAGAATTTCAATAAAAACCAAGATAATATATAATCCCCAAACTCGAAAAAATCGTAATTAACTCATTAGTAGCAAAAATCTCATCATCGATAAAAGTTTTTCTTTTAGTCTCAAATACCCCATACACATTAACCAAAATAAACGCAGCCAATAAAATCACAATTAAACCGTCAAAAAGATAAGTGTGAAGATCTGGCTCATTCTTCAAATACCCCCTGAATAAATGAGCAGTTATCAAAATAAAAAACAGGTTGGCAATAAACATCACACCAGCCATGTTAAAATGCATTTCCTCGTTATAATATTTAGTCACATAAATAATAGTAATTAAGAGAGCAAAGAAAATAGTTATTAATAAACTTCTAATCTCAATAAATTTCATGGGCCCCCTTTCCCAAATAAGTAAAAGCATAGAGATATACGTTACAATAAAACTAATAATCATTAATTCTCTACAGCCAAAAGCTAAGGCCTGAGAAACTGTAAATTCATCTCTCATAATTTTATCCTTTCCAATAGACACAGCATATGCCCCTACCGCTAATCCAGTTAAATAACTAAAAATAGTTAAAGATGATAGTACTTTGGTTTTTTGAGTTGGGAGAGTTGGATAGTTATAATTCTTGATCATCTTTTATATTTAAAAAAGATGATCAAATTGATTTTCTAAATATAAAATTTAGAAAAAAAGAAATATGAGAAATATGAGAAATATAGCTAAAAAAAGATTTAAATCTTTTCATCTTTGTGTGAAAGTAGAATTTAAAAAAAGAATAGAAAAGATATTTCCATTGATTTCAGATGATCAAATCCGTGATTTTTCTAGTATAGCTACCTGGGAAATAGTTCAAGCTAATCCGGATAAAGATTGGAATTGGTGGTATCTTTCTGAGAATCCTAATATTACCTGGGAAATAGTTCAAGCTAATTTGGATAAAGATTGGGATTGGAGTTATCTTGCTGTTAATCCTAATATTACCTGGGAGATAGTTGAAGCTAATTTGGATAAAAACTGGAGTTGGTATTTTCTTTCTGCTAATCCTAATATTACCTGGGAAATAGTTCAAGCTAATTTGGATAAAGAATGGTCTTGGAGTTTGCTTTCTAAAAATCCTAATATTACCTGGGAAATAGTTCAAGCTAATTTGGATAAAGAATGGGATTGGTATTGTCTTTCTATGAATCCAAATATTACCTGGGAAATAATTCAAGCTAATTTGGATAAACCTTGGAATGGGCGTTGGCTTTTGGCTGTAGAGAATCCAAATATTACCTGGGAAATAGTTCAAGCTAATTTGGATAAAAATTGGGATTGGGGCAGTCTTTATAAAATTTTATACAACTCTCTAGAAGTAGAATATGGAAGAAAACATATGTCTTCTTTCTTAATTCAAAATAGATGGAAAAATATCTGTGTTGATCCTACAGATCCAATTGGTAAACAAGTGATAAGGAGAAGATTTGAACAAATAAGAGAATAAGAGAATAAGAGAATAAGAGAATAAGAAGAATAATTTCCAAAAATGATTTTTTAATGTTAAAAAATATCGTAGAAATATGTCAGAAATATGTCAGAAAAAATACATCAATTATTTTTATCTCTCAACGACGATCAAATATATGATTTTACTAAAATAGTTCCTTGGGAATATTAGGATTTCTAGAAATCCTAATATTCCCTGGGAAATAGTTCAAGATAATTTAGACAAAAATTGGGACTGGTTTTATCTTTCTGACAAACCTGGTCTTACCTGGGATATAATACTTTCTATTCCAAATAAAAATTGGGATTGGGTTAAAGTTAAGAATATTTTAGAATAATTCTACCGTCTCAGCGCCATCTAAGGATGCATATTTTTCAATCAATAACTGATATAAATTATCTAAATCTTCTTCCCTTGTTGGACTAAGTTGTTCTAAATAATAGCCAACTGGTTTAAATTCCATGTTTTCTGTTGCATATACTTTCTTATATTCATCAATAGAACCATCAAATAAATCGAAAACTATCTCTAAAAAATAATATTTATTTTCTAAATTCTCATCCATTAAATAAATTAATTTAACATAATCTCTAATATCTCTGATAGTAAACAATGAAAGTATTACTCTAGTTTGATCTGATGTATAAAAAGCTCCATCCTCAGGAAATAGATATTCTCCTATAGTTTGATCTGTAAATACTCTCTTGATCAGAGTGAGATAATTTTTGGTCAACGGAAAATAAATAGATGATTGAATTAGAAATCTAGAAAAATCATTTTTATCAATATTAATCAAACTCATATAATTTTTAAAAAGCTTATCACTTACCATAAGAGAATGATACAAAATAGAATAATACATAATAGTAATAACTACCATACCCATATAAAATTTATGTGTTTGAATATAAGGTTCAATTGAACGTGGCATTTCTATCATATATTTAAGATTTTCAATTTGTAAATTATCAGGGGAACAATATTTATAATTCCAAAATCTATAATCTACATATAAATGTTTATAATCGTGTTTCTTAACAAGAGCAATTAAATTCTCCTCGCTATATTTTTCAAACTTAAGAATATGTGGTTTCTTTCCTTTTATCCCAGTAGCTACTATCGAGTTAAGTTGATCACCAGGAAGTTTATATCTTACTCTATCTCCTAATAATTCTCTAATTTTAGAAGTATAAATATAAATAGACATCTTTTCTTTTAATAGTAAAAAGTATCTAAACATGTTAGATTCGGAAGTGAAAAGAATTAACAGAATATGGGAAACTGAGGGGAAAAAGAAAAAATTATTCCCTCCTAAGATTCCATTAGCCTTTGATAAAAACAAAGAACAATATTTTGTTTATGAGGATCATTCTACTATTCTACGGTTATACTTAAATAAAAGTAGTATCGCATTTGTAATTCCCAAAAAATATACTACTGTTGTAGATGGAAAATATTTTATAAAAGATATTTTCGAATTACATCCAATCTCTTGTCCTAAGAAGAATGAATACCAGAGATTTGTACAGGAATACTTGGTGGTTTAACCAAAAGGTTAACCAACTATAACCTGATAATCATTCCCCGACGTTTTTCTAATCATAATAGAAGTAACCCCCTGACCCCTAGCTGTTGGAGTATAAACAAAACTCATTCTGGTTTGATCATCACTATCTATAGCTAAGGTAACTGTATTACTTCCAGACTCATTAACTAAATAAAATTCAACCATTCTTCCTGGGTTAAAACTTTTTAATCCATCCAAAACAGAAACTCTTGGAAGTGTAATCGAGGTATTACTCCCTGGATCAATGGTATAAATTTTTCCTCCACCGTCAAATGAAACCATAGTTTCTCCCCCTACAATTGGGATAATATCAGTTTGTTGATAAAATTTTCCATTAACTCCTAAGGTCTTTTTTACATTTACAGCTCCAAGTTCTCGTGTAGGAAGATTCTGTTGTTTACCGGCATATACATATAAAGCCATAGTTACGAACATACCTATTACTAATAAAATTGTAAAAATAAATACTTTTCGTTCTAATTTCTTATCCATCATTCTTTTTATATTGTAAAAAGAATGAAAGTTTGTCTTAATCATAACAAAAAACAAATAGATTTATATTTCATTTTCCAAAACAAGTTATTTGTCCAAAGAAGAGACAATTAAAATGTCCCTCCTTTCTCTTGATTATAAGATAAAAGAATGGGAAGATGAGAATGAAAGAATATTTGAACAACTAAAAAAAAGAGATAATATTATTTATATTAATAAATTTGAACATAATAGATGTTATACACGAGATCTATTTGAATTCAAATATCAAAAATGTGGTAGATGTAAATATTTATATAATCATTTATTGTATCATTCAGAGAATAATAGTCATTGTATTATTCCATCTGGAAAAAGAAAAGGTCGAAAAATGGAGATTGTTTCAGAAAAAGGAACAGATCAATATTTTTTAGTAGAGGAAGCTGGAGTAAAAAATAATACAATTGGTCGTAAAATATTTGATTTCTATAAGGATGAATTTTTTTGTATCACTAATGTCAATTATTATTCTACGAGAGATATTTTAACCAATATTTCAATCATATTATTAATCTTAAGATTATATTCTATTAAGAAAAATTTCCCTCTTTATATAGATTTTATTTATTTTTATAATTGTACCGATACTAATTTTTTGATTTATCTATTTCAAGAATTTGAATCAATTGAAGAATTTAATCTAGATCCTAATTATAATAATTCTTTTTCTCCAATCGCTCAAAAAAGAAAAGTAAGTGAATTTTCATTTGATACTGTTAAGGATATTATTTTTCAAACTGTTATAACTCTTAAATTTTATGGAAATTTATTTTTTACTCATAATGAATTAGATTACACTAAGTTAAGATTTTCTTCTAAACCTATTCATGTTCAGTATGATAAGAAAATATATATTTCTCCTTTCAGATGTTTTATTTTTCCTTCAGCTTATTCATCTATTTGTGTTTATAATTCAAAAGAAAAATGGTGGAATAGATTTTTTCATCAAAAAACTCAATTTTCAAAAGATGAAAGATTTGAAATTCCATTTGAAGATGTTTTATTTGAAATGAATGGAACTAAAAATTATTATAATCATGATATAGTCAATATTTCTCAATATATATCATCTCCTGAAAATTATCTTCAACATAGGATATTTTTCTATCGTCTTAATAATAAGATGAATTATTTTCTAAAATTAAGAAGGACAAATGGTTCTGTTTTCTTACTTAACTCATTTGATATAATTACATTATTGTGTTCTTTGATGACGCTTCCTTATTTTTATGATTCTTTATTAAAAAATCCAGATCTTTCTAGGATTTGGTATGGGTTATGGAGAAAAAGTGAGGGGCAAAAAATAACTCAACTATTGATTAATCAACATCATCCATTAAAATTTGATGATGTGTGTTTAATTATTAAGAAATTTTATATTAGGTTTGATGGGTTGGAATATTTGTACCGAGAATTAGATAATTTATGAATAATCTAATTCTCGGTATAGATAATTTATGAATAATCTAATTCTCGGTATAGATAATTTATGAATAATCTAATTCTCGGTATAGATAATTTATGAATAATCTAATTCT